GGATATTTTCTTGGGGGCGGCGAAAATATCCCCGGTGGGATTCCGCCGATTCGCGATTCGGATCCGCCTCTTCGACCCGGAGAGGGCTTTCTCCTTTCACTTCACCGGTTCGAGGGGGCAGATCTGAGTCGCGGAAAGGAGAAGGAACGCGATGGAAGAGGAGGACAACGCCATCGGATCGCCCCCGGAGACCCAGGAGGCGATGGAGACGAAGCTGATAGGCCTCGCGATGCGCAACGCCGAGGAGCTTCTACAGGCCCGGAAGGCCCCTACGACCGTTCTGGTCCATTTTCTGAAGCTCGGATCCATCCGGGCCGAGCTCGAGTTGCAGAGGGCCCGGAACGAGATGGAACTCCTCGTCGCCCGTACGGAAGAGACCCGTGCGAAGACGGATCGCGGACAGATCGCGGCCGACGCCATCGCGGCCTTCCGATCCTATCGCAGTTCGGAGGACGCGGATGACTAGGACATATTCTCATCTGATGTCGCTTCCGGATTACAACGACCGCTTCGACTATCTGAAGATCAAGGGGACCGTCGGAGAGCCGACTTTCGGGTGGGCCCGATATTTGAATCAGGTGTTCTACCGGAGTCGGGCATGGCGCCGAGTGCGCGATCATGTGATCGTTCGGGATTCCGGTTACGATCTGGCTCATCCGGATCACCCCATACCCGGGAAGATCCTGGTGCACCACATGAACCCGATCACCGAGGAGGATCTGGAGTCCCGCAATCCGGATATTCTCGACCCGGAGTTCCTCATCGCGGTGTCCCACGAGACGCATAACGCCATACACTTCGGTCTCGATCGACCGCCCATCCCGGCGTTCGTCGAGCGCCGTCCGAACGACATGATTCCCTGGAGGTGAGATGACCGTACTATCCGACGTGAAGCAGTATCTCGGCATCGACCCCGGGGACACGACCTTCGACGCCGACGTGATGATGCACATCGACTCGGCACTGGCCGTTCTCAACGATCTCGGCGCCTGTGGTCCTCTCACATGCACGCCGACCCTCGAATGGTCGTCAGTATACTGGGACCCAAGACTCTCGATCGTCAAGAACGTCGTCTACCTCCAAACCAGACTGGTCTTCGATCCTCCGCAGTACTCGTTCCATGTCGCGCCTCTCGAGAAGGTTCTGTCGGAGTACAAGTATCGGATACGAGACATAGCCGAGGAGGCGAAATGACAGTACTCAAGCAATACGGCATCCCCGGAATGAAGTGGGGGATCCGGAGGGCGACGACTCGTGGATCGACTCCCCCGTCGAAGAGGAAGCCGAAAGCCGAAGGATCCTCCGGCGAGACCGAGGGCGGGCACAAGCGCGTCCGGGACATGACCGACGCCGAGCTTCAGAGCAAGATCCGACGGATCCAGCTCGAACGTCAGCTCGAGTCCCTCATGCAGAAGCCCCCGCCGCCGAAGTCGAAGGGGCGAGAACTCGTCGAGAGCATCCTGTATGATACGGGGCGAGATCTCGGCAAGAAGGCGCTCACGCACATCGGAACGCAGGCTCTTGATCGCGTCATTCCCGGTTTCGCCGCTTCTCAGAAGAAGGAGAAGGGGAAGAAGAACGCGACGGTGAACGACGTCCGGAACATCGTCGAGGAGATCAAGAACGCCTCTCAAAATGGGAGCAAGAAGGAGAAGCCCAAGGACGAGAAGAAGGCGGCGAAGGAGCCTGAGCAGAAGCCCGCCGACTCCAAGAAGGATGAGTCGTCGTCCCCGCCTCCGCCGGAGACTCCGAAGACGTACAGGCCCGCGCCCTCGGGGGAAGGCTACCCAAAAGGTGGAAGCGGCGAAAGCGATTCTACGCGTAAGCGCCGCTTCTTCGGTGGGCGAGGGCGCAGTGCCGGTCGCGGCGCACGGCAGACCAAGCCCTCGGGACCCGTCCGCGTTCCGGATGCGACGGTGCGCTCGATCAGCCGGGAGATCGTCCTTCGGGGCTCGAATTACTGATCATGCTGTCGAACACCGCGATCCCCCATCACTACGCCGAGTTCAAACGCGCCGTCCTTTCCGGCGAGATTCCCGTGTGCCGGGAGATCTCGATGGAGATGAATCGCATCGACCATCTGGTGGAGGATCCGAGGTACTACTACGACGATGAGGCGATCGACGGATTCGTCAGGTACTGCGAGAACGAGTGCACACTCACCAACGGGGACTCCTTCACCCTCCTCCCGTCGTTCAGGGTCTGGGCCGAGCAGCTGCTCGCCTGGTTCTACTTCGAGGAGCAGAGCGTCTACGTCCCCAATGAGAGCGGCGTCGGCGGGCATTACGAAACCCGTCAGGTCAAGCACCGTCTCGTCGACAAGCAGTACCTGATCGTCGGCCGAGGGGCGGCCAAGTCCATGTACTCCTCCCTGATCCAATCGTACATGCTGAACATCGACACGACCACGACCCGACAGGTGGTCGTGGCCCCGACGATGATCCAGGCCGAGGAGATCATGGGGCCCATCAAGACGGCGATCGCCCGGGCCCGTGGACCTCTGTTCGCGTTCCTCACCGAGGGCTCGTTGCAGAACACCACGGGGAACCGGGCCAACCGCCCCATGCTCCACCCCACGAAGAAGGGGATTCAGAACTTCATCACCGATTCCCTGATCGAGGTCCGCCCCATGGCGGTCGATCGGCTCCAGGGGCTCCGCTCCAAGGTCAACACCGTTGACGAGTGGCTCTCGGGGGACGTTCGTGAGGACGTCGTCGAAGCCCTGGAACAGGGGGCATCGAAGGTGCCCGGATGGATGATCATCGCGACATCCTCCGAGGGAACCGTGCGCAATGGCGTCGGCGACACGAAGAAGATGGAACTCCTGAAGATCCTGAAGGGGGAGGTGTACGATCCCCACACCTCGATCTGGCACTATCGCCTTGACGCCGTCGAGGAGGTGGGCGACCCGGACAAATGGCTGAAGGCCAATCCGAATATCGGGAAGACCATCTCCTATGAGGCGTATCAGCGGGCCGTATCGAGAGCGGAGGCCAATCCCTCCCTCCGGAACGATATTCTGGCGAAGATGTTCGGCATACCGATGGAGGGGTATACGTACTACTTCACATACGAGGAGACGCTCGCTCGTAAGAAGAAGGTCGAGTTCTGGCGCATGTCGTGCGCGATGGGCGCCGACCTTTCACAGGGGGACGACTTCTGCGCCTTCACGTTCCTGTTCCCGCTGCAAGGCGGAGATTTCGGCGTCAAGACGCGGTGCTACATCACCTCGCGCACGTTGAACGCCCTACCCGCCGCCGCACGCGCGAAGTACGACGAGTTCATCAACGAGGGATCCCTTCAGGTGATGGAACGGACCGTTCTCGACATGATCGAGGTCTACGAGGACCTTGATCGGTACATCGAGCGGTCCGAGTACGACGTGTACGCCATGGGGTACGACCCCTACAACGCCAAGGACTTCGTTCAGCGCTGGGAGCAGCGCCATGGGGCCCACGGCATCGAGAAGGTGATCCAGGGGGCGAAGACGGAGTCGGTTCCGCTCGGGGAGATCAAGATCCTGGCGTCGGAACGACTTCTAGCGTTCGACCAGTCGCTCATGCAATGGGCGATGGGGAACGCGATCGCCCTCACGGACACCAACGGCAACCGCAAGCTCTACAAGGCCAAGCGGGAGCAGAAGATCGACGCGGTCGCCGCTTTAATGGACGCGTACATCGCATACAAGGTCCACCGCAACCGCTTCGATTAGAAAGGAGGGCGGTTGAGTCTCAGATCAACGCTAAGGAAGTTCGAGAGCGTCTTCGACTTCTTCTCCTCGAAGAGGCGCCGAGAGGTCGATGAGGGGACTTCGGGCAGTCGATACGGCTCGATGCTGTTCAGTCCTTTTCGAACCACCGCGAATCAGTTCACCACAAAGCTGTACAACCAGATCGCGATCGACGTCGCCTCGACGACATTCCGGCACATCGAGCAGACCGACTCGGGGGAGTACTCCAAGGATATTCCGTCGTCTCTCGACAAGTGCTTCCGATTCATGGCCAATGTCGATCAGACTTGGTCCGCTTTCCTTCGGGACGTCGTCTGGACGCTCTTCGAGAACGGACACGCCGCGATCGTCGCCACTGACACCACCGCGAACCCGTTCTACACCGAGGAGTTCGACGTTCTCGCACTCCGAGTGGGCACGGTGACTCAGTGGAACCCGAGAAGTGTTCGGATCTCGCTCTACAACGACCGAACGGGCCAGCGCGAGGAGATCAACATCGAGAAGGATCTCGTCGCCATCGTGAACAATCCGATGTTCATGGTGATGAACGAGGCAACCTCCGATCTTCGTCGTCTTCTGCGCAAACTGGTTCTTCTGGATGCCATCGACGAGCAGTCCGGATCGGGGAAGCTCGATCTGATCATTCAGCTCCCCTACAGTGTCTCCAGCGAACGCCAGATGCAGCGCGCCGAACGCCGGCGCAAGTCTCTGGAGCGTCAGATGGAGAACAGCAAATACGGGGTCGGCTGGATCGACGACACCGAGAAGGTCACGCAGCTCAACCGGGCCTCGGAGAACAATCTGATGGCCCAGGTCGAGTGGCTGACCACTCAAGTGTACTCGGCGCTCGGGATCTCCAAGGAGATCTTCGAGGGAACGGCGACCGAGCAGCAGATGCTCGTCTACCAGACCCGGACCCTCAACCCGATTCTCCGTGAGATCGCGACGACGATGTCCTACGCGTTCCTCGGGGAGAACGCCCGGGGCCGCGGGCAGAGGATCGCGTGGTTCCGGGATCCGTTCGAACTCGTTCCGATGTCCTCCATGGGCGACCTCGTCCAGGCGCTCACCTCCGCTGAGGTGATGACGTCGAACGAGGCCCGTGCGAAGCTCGGCTTCATGCGGGCCAGTGATCCGCGCGCGGACAAGCTCGTCAACGCGAACATCAACTCGACGTCCCCTCCGGACGTCCCGAAACCGACGACCGAGGAGGTCTCATAATGGGAGGTAATTCCCGAACTCCCGACTGCGAGGGGTGGGCCACCCGATACGGTGTCCGGTGCTCCGACGGAGTCACCATTGGGAACGGGGCATTCGCCCATGAGGACGGGAACAAGATTCCCGTTGTCTATCAGCACAATCACACCGAGTCGTCCGAGCTGCTCGGGCACGCCATTCTCAAGCACGAGAGTGGCGGAGTCCGCGCCAAGGTGTTCTTCGATGATACCCCGCAGGGGGACAATGCCCGTAAGCAGGTGAGGTCCGGCACTCTGGGCGCCATGTCCATCTACGCCAAGAACGTTCAGCGCCGGGGCAACGTGGTCAGTCACGCGGATCTCGTCGAAGTCTCGCTCGTCCTCCGTCCGGCCAACCCCGAGGCCCGCATCTACGATGTCGCGCTCGAGCACTCCGGCGAGGACGGCACCTACTACACCGACGAGGGCGAGATCGTCATCGAGAGCGGCGAGCCGCTCGTCCTCCAGCACGACGACTCGGATGAGAAGTCCGACGACAAGACCGAGGGCGACTCCAAGGAGAAGACCGTCGGGGAGATCTACGACGATATGACCGAGGAGCAGAAGCGAGCCGTCGCGGCGATCGTCCTCGAAACCGTCCGAACCGCCGGCGAGGACGGCAATACCGAAACCGAGAGGAAGGACTCCGACGTGAGCCCCACCACCCATAACGTCTTCGAGCGGGGGTCTGATTCCGACCTCAAGCAGGATGACGTCGACGTCGCCGGGGCCGTCGCGGCCATCGGCGCCGATATGAAGAAGGGGATGACGTTCAAGCAGTCGCTCCTTGTTCACGCGGAGAGCTACGGGATCTCCAATCCCGAGATGCTCTTCCCCGAGCCCAAGGACACCGGCGGCATCACCGAGCTCCGAAGGGATCAGACCTGGGCCAACCGCCTGGTCTCCGGAGTCACCCATCTCCCCTTCTCCCGCTTCCGGTCCCGCTACGCGGTGCTCACCGGCGACGAGATCCGGGCCCGCGGTTACATCACGGGTTCACTCAAGTACGACACCGTGTACAAGAGCCTCAAGAGGCAGACCTCGCCGACGACGGTCGTCGTCAAGACCAAGCTGGACCGTGACGATCAGCTCGACATCACGACCATCGACATCTGGGAGTGGATGAAGCGGCAACTGACCATCGACATGAATGAGGAGCTCGCTCGAGCGTTCCTCATCGGCGATGGTCGCGACGCCGACTCCGCCGACAAGATCAACCCGGACTGCATCCGCCCCATCCTCGCCGAGGACGACCTCTACGCGCCGAAGTACGCGCTGAGCTCCGCCGCCCTCGACGTCAAGACCAACCTCGATCTCCTCGTCGAGGAGATGACGTACATGCTGGATGAGTACCGGGGCAAGAGCGAGCCTCTGTTCTGGGCGCCCAAGCGCACCATCGACCGGCTCACCTGGCTGCGCGACAAGCAGGGTCGCCGGATCTACAGGACGCGCGATGAACTCGCCAGCGCCATCGGATGCTCGGGGTTCGTCAACGTCCCCCTGCTCAAGGGGGCCAAGATCCAGCTGGAGGGCGGCCTTCGGGACGTGTTCGGCGTCTTCTTCCTCCCGAGCGACTACAACGTCGGAACCGACAACGGTGGTCAGCTCACCTCGATGGAGGGGTTCGACATCGACCACAACCAGCGGAAGGCCCTTCAGGAGACCCGGTGCTCAGGTGCGCTTCGAGACCCCGGGACCGCGGTGATCGTCACCGGCGCTCTCGCCCCCGTCGCCGGCGCCAAGAAGGACCCGAAGAAGTCCACTGATCCTCAGCTTCCCGAGATGAACTGAGCGATCGTGAAATACTTCGGCAGAATCGCGTTCTCCTCTGTCGAAGAGACGTCCCCCGGTATCTTCGTCGAGATTCCCGTCATCCGAAGATACCGGGGGAACGTCACGACCAACGCCCATCGGTACAGCATGGGCTCGGATCCGAACGGGAAGGTGCAGTCCGGCCAGATTCTCTCGATCGTCGGAGACGAGTATGCGTTCTCGCACCCATTCGACATTCGGTGGGCCGAGTTCGGCGGAGAGAGGTGGCTCGTCGTGTACACGGATATTCGACGCCCCAGGCTGTACTTGACTCTTGGAGCGCGGTACAATGACGAGGGTTGACCTCCACCAGGTTCTCGTTCGGATTCTCGGGTCGAACAACGTTTATTACCATCCCCCCGTGAATCTGAAGATCTCGTACCCGGCGATCGTGTACGAGAAGACGCAGTACTGGCAGGCGTACGCCGATAATCTAGGTTACGCGCGAATCCCCCAGTACCGGGCGACCGTAATATCCAGACTGCCGGATCATCCGGCGATCGAACGCATCCTGGATCTCCGGGGCAGCGACTACGTCTCGCATTTCGTGTCCGAGGGGCTCCATCACGACATCATCGACATCTTCCAATAAGGAGAATCATGGCAGCCCTGGAATGGGACAAGATCGAGAATCGGACCGGAGAGAATGGCGCCGATCACGGCGTCATCTACCGACTGGATCAGGCCGGCGCGTACAACAAGGCCGAGGTCTGGGACGGCCTCACCGCGGTGAACATGTCGCCCGAGGGCGCCGAGGCCCAGAAGATGTACGCCGACAACATCCTCTACGGCACCCTTCGAGGCGCCGAGACGTCGAAGGGTACTATCGAAGCCTTCCGCTTCCCGGAGTCCTTCCGGGAGTGCGACGGCACCAAGCTCATCGACGCCGCGGTGGAGGGTCTGTACGCGACGGGCCAGCAGAGGCAGCCCTTCGGCTTCTCGTGGCGCACGCTGGTCCTCGATTCCAACGGCACCGAGATCGGCTACAAGATCCACATCACGTACGGAAACACGGCTTCGCCGTCCTCGCAGGACAACAGTACCATCAACGAGTCCCCCGAGTACAAGTCCTTCTCGTGGGAGTTCGAGTCGGTCCCAGTTCCCGTTCCGGGCATGCGCCCCTCGGCGCGTCTCGAGCTGGACAGTCGGAAGGTGCCGGCCAAGAAGATGGAGGCGGCGCTCGACGTCCTCTACGGGCGAAAGACTGAGTCCGCCAAGCTCCCCACGCCGGCGGAGCTCGTGACCCTCATGAAGGCCGCGAATTAGGAGACCGGGAATGCTCGAGCTGCACCTTCCGGAAGTCGACGGATGGGATGAGGCTGCTGAGGAGTTCGTCAGACTGCCGGCGTTGACGGTGCAGCTCGAGCATTCCCTCCTCTCCCTGTCAAAATGGGAGGGGAGAAACAAGGTTCCGTTCTTCGGTCCGAAGGAGCGGTCGACCGAGGAGATGCTCGACTACGTCTCATGCATGGCGGATCCTGACATTCCGTTGACCACGCTCATGCGCTTCCGGGAAGAGGACTTCCTCAAGGTCAACAACTACATACAGGACAAGATGACCGCGACGACGATCACGGATCACACCGGCGCTTCGCCGAAGCGCCAGATCGTCACCTCGGAACTCATCTACGCCTGGCTGACCCTCCTCGAGATCCCCTACGGAGACGTGGAGCACTGGCACTTGAATCGGTTACTGACTCTCATCCGAACCGTTCAGGTGCTCAAGGATCCGAAGAAGAAGCGGACTCCGACTCCGTCAGCACTGGCGGAGCGCGACAGACTCAATGCCATGCGGAACGCCGAAGCGGCGAGAAGGAGAGCAAGACGTGGCTAACATCAAGGGTGTGCTCACGGCCTGCCCGACGACGATTCTGGTGAATCCGGTCGTCAACGGGGCGGCGGATCTCAAGAAGAAGCGATTTGCGATCCGCCCCGGCGTCGTGGTGGACATCACGACCGACGACGGCTATTACAACATCGAGTCGAATGAGGGGCAGTTCGACACCGAGATGCGAATGCTCGCCGGAAGCCTGACTCCCGACGACCTTCTCTCCTCCGGAACCGGGGCGTCTGGCGGGGGCTTCCTCCGTCTCGGCGTCACGGACCCCATCCCCCCGGGAACGCCTGAGGGAACCCTCGTTATCCGAGTGCCATGAGCATCGCACTGCGAGGATTCGCTCATGCCGAGGCGTTCAAGGGCGAGGCGACGACGCTGAGCGCCACGTCCAGAGTCGGGGACACCGCCGTCCTCATAATGAGTGGTCAACAGGCGTCGCCGGGCGATCTGACCGTCCCGGAGGGATGGACCGGCGTCGCTCAGCAGCAGATCGTCGGGATCACCAGGTGCGGCTACTTCGCTCGACGCCCGATCACCGATCCCGCTCAGACCCAGAACATCCAGTGGGCGAACAAGAGCCAGTTCTGGGGGGCTCGGCAGAACGCGTTCCTGATGATCTTCGACGGCGAGGCCGACGTGCGCCCCGGCGACCCGCCCTGGGCCGAGGGAGTTCCCACAATCGAGCGGGAGTCCTACGTCGTCTCCCAGAGTCATGGGCCGTCGGCGAACCCGTTGATGGAGTGGACCGTTCTCGACGGCGACATAGTATTCACCGGAAAGGCGACGGTCTCGACCGAGAAGTCGTGGTCCGCCCTTCGCGTGGCTCGCACGTCCCACACGCCCGTTGTCGGTCCCCCGGGGCAGGTTCCCGCGGCGTGGCTCGCGTTCTCCATCGTCAGGCCCGTTCCGGCCCCTTTGCAGAACGTGTCCGTCTACGAGGGCGGGACGACCAAGCCGTGCATCCTCTCCGTGTGGAGGAAGCGCGATGAGGTCTTCGCCAGAAGAGCCGGCGTCATGCCGTCCCTGGCCAAGACCACCGCGGCCCTGCTAGTTAAGACCGGTTTCGTCGTGGCCCATCGCGGAGGCTCTCAGGGATGGGTCGAGGGAACGGCTCAGGGCTATACCGATTCCGTGGCGCACGGGGTCGACGCCCTCGAGTTCTCGGCCGCGAGGACCATCGACGGCGTCTGGTTCCAGAACCACGACAACAACCTGAAGTCCCTCGGGGGACCGGATCGCTCGACATCCACGATGACATGGCCGGAGGTCGTCGAGGCGCTGAAGGGGACCGGGAAGACGCCGTGCCGTCTCGATTGGCTCCTGGAGCATTACGGGGACGGCGTCATCGTCTTCGACCCGAAGAGCTCGTTCGCTCGTTACGACGAGATTCATGATATTTTCAAGGATCGCCGCGACCGCACCATCATGAAGTTCTTCGGGGACAACAAGGCGTTCTTCCAGGCGATGAAGCTGCGCGGATATTCGACCTGGGGGTATGCCTATCCGTCATCAGTCGGTTCCGCATGGTGGAACGACTTCGTGAACGGGGCGCACATCGACATCCCCTCGATGTCGTGGGACGCTTCTGCGGATATTTGGAAGACGCTGACGGATACCGGGAAACCGGTGGTCTCTCACATCACCTCCATCAAGGCGCAGATCGACGCGGCCGCGGCGAAGGGCGCACGGGGGTCCATCATCTCCGCCGTATCCACAGTACTGTCAATCCAAGTGTAAGGAGAATCATGGCAACCACCGTTCAGTACGGGACCGTCTTCACGACTCCCGTCGTCATCCGCCCGCTGACCGTCAAGGAGGAGGACCTCAAGAAGAAGGGGGTCTACCTCGACAAGACGCGCACCACGGTCAACCTCGAGGCCGGCATCTACCTCTTCGAGTTCCCGAAGACCAACCTGCCCGTCATCCCCCGGAAGATCAGCGGTACCGGCACCCTCACGGTCGACGCCGTCATTCCGTCGTGATCATGCGCAAGTACCCCATTGCACGAGCCGAGAGGATGGGGCTACCCGGCACCTCGGCGGTTCTCCGCCCCGGGGCCAAGGATCTTCAGCCCTCCGAGAAGACGTATCTCGTCGAGGTCGTCGGCGAGACTCCGAACGCTGCTCCGATCCGAGTCGGAGGTTCGGTGTCGTACGGGCAGGTGCTCAACGAGCTCGTGCCCATCCGCGGTCTCACCGTGGGCGTCATCGGAGACTCGTTCACGGAGGGCGAGAACGGAGTTCCGTCCTATCTGGGCGTGGCCTCGGTCATGTGCAGGGAACTGCATGCCGGCGTCATTCCGTCCTATCAGACCGGAACCGGTTACCTCAGTCCCGGGCAGGGCGGCAGGGTCGTATTCGGAGACGACAGTCGGATCGACGCCGTCCTCGCCGGCGATCCTGACGTTCTGTTCTTCTTCGGGTCGGTCAACGACAGGGCCCGAGGGGACGGGAACGCCGTGGCGACCGCCGCCGAGGCCGTCTATCGGAAGGTCTGGAGCAAGCGGCGGGATATTCCCGTCATCGTGGCCGGCATCCAGCCGACGGCCCCGCCTCCGACGTTCGCCGACGCCACTTCGGACATCAATCAGAAGATGCGGGCCCTCGTCGAGAGGCTCAATGAGGACTATCCGATCGCGTACATCGACCAGATCGGCACGAGCCTCGTCAATGCGACCGCGTTCGTCCAGGGAAAGCCGTATTCCGCGGGCGACGTCGTCTACTTCGAGGGCGTCGGCTACGAGTTCCGAGAGAACTGGTCGGGAGCATCCCTGGCGGAGGCGCCCGTCCGGCGCACGTCGATCTGCTTCACGGGAACCGGACAGGTCGGTACACCCAAGAAGGACGGCAACCGGGACGTTTACCTGCACTCGGACGGGACCCACCCCACGTGGTCCGGATCCGAGGCGTACGGCAAGGCGCTCGCCGCCGAGTTCGCTGTGGCCTACCGGGAGACCTTCTTCCGCCGGCCGAGGACTGAGCACGTCGAGCCTCCTGCGCCGCCGACTCCCAATCCGTTCCGCGACGAGCCGCACCTCGCGGCGTTCAACGCGCATTACTGGGACGAGGACGAGGTGGTCGCCTCCGAGACGAGGCTCCGGAAGGCCGTCTCCGACGGCGCCGACGGCTTCGTGTTCTGGGTGCGGAGCACCTCGGACGACGTGCTCGTGCTGTCGTTCGCCAACACGCTCCCGATGGCGGAGGGGACCAGCCCCAGCATCAACCGGACGACTCTCGAGGGTCTGAGGGGTCTCAAGACGAAGGGCGGCAAGATCGCCACCTTCGAAGAGGGGCTCAAGCTCTGCAAGGAGCTCAACGTCGGGTGCCTCGTGCTCAACGGCGTCAAGTTCCCCCAGGACGGCAGCCAGTCGTGGAACGTGCGCATCGAGAACAACATCGCCGCCATGGTAAAGACCGTGTTCGGCGACGACGCCTCGAAGTACGTCAAGTTCTACACCGGACCGACCGACTCCGACGCGCGCACCCGGTACGCAGCCGTCGTCCCGGACGCCGAACAGGTCATCCACTATCACAACGACACCGTTGTCAACACTCCGCCGCCGGCCGGGAGCATCATCTCCTCGGCCAACACGCTCAACGCCGCGTCCGTGTCCAAGCTCAAGACCTACGGACGCCCGATGTGGTACACGCAGATCGCCAATCGGCAGCTGGGCGAGGGCGCGAGGAATCTCGGTGTCGATTGGAAGGGGTTCACCTTCCGAGTGCGCGTCGCGCTCGAAGCCCTTCCCCCGAAGCAGTAGACCCGCTCAAAATAGGAGGTTATATGAGCGATCCACAGGATCGGCAGGAGACCGATCTCACCAGGAGCGTCGGCGATCCCTTCGAGGACAAGGCCGATGACGTTCCTCAGACGCCGGAGGTGCTCTCGTGAGCGGGCCCGCTGACGTTCTGTATCACGCCGCAAAGCGCATCGGGTACTACGCCCCCGACGACCCGGAACCGGGTTCGGAGGCCGGCCGGTACTGGGCCCGCAAGACCGGGCAGGCGTGGCTCGCCGGTCCGTCGACCTCGATCTGGTGGTGCATGCTGTTCGTCAGCATGTGCTTCGACGAGGCCGGACAGATCGACGCCATCGGCGGTTTCTCGTACAACACCGATGTCACCCTCGCCCACATCCGCAACCACCCGGACGCGTACTTCATCTCCATCGCGGAGGCGGAGCCCGGAGACGTCGTCATCTTCGACTGGGACGACAGCACTGCGGCGACCGACCACGTCGGCATCGTCGAGGCGAACCTCGGTGGGGGCGTCCTCCAGACCATCGAGGGGAACACCTCGTCCGGCGCCTACGGCTCGCAGTCCGCGGGCAACGGCGTCTGGCGTCGTCAGCGGTCCTACGGGATCGCCTATGTCATCAGACCCGCCTGGGTCGGCAGCGGCTCGTCATCGGCGCCCGAGGTCAAGCCCTCGTGGTGGGTCGATGAGGACGGCGTCTGGGGCGCCCAGACCGGCGCCCGATTCCGCGGCGTCATGGGTCTCGATGCGTCGGCGACGTGGACGGAGGCGTGCAAGCGCTTCCAGACGTTCCTCAACGGGGCGCTCGACGCCTACGAGATCCGCAAGCTCACCGGAGACTACAAGCTCGAGGTCGATGGCGTCGATGGCGAGAAGACCTGGAAGTGCTTCCAGCACTTCTGGAACATGTCCGACATCCCCGGCGACGACTCCCTCCTCGAGGAGGACGGAGTTCTGGGCGTCGACACCACCACGAAGGTCCAGAAGACCCTGAATGCCAGCTGGCACGGGTCGCAGGGCCTGGCCAAGGCTCCCTGAGGCTCATAATGGGAGGAATGGTACTGGAGGCCAAGGGCGGCTTCCCGAAAACCGAATCGTGGCTCGCGAAGATCGGCAAGATGTCAATCTCCGCTCAGTTGTCGCGCTACGGAGAGAAGGGCGTCCGCGCTTTGGCCTCCAGTACCCCCCGACGAACCGGGAAGACTGCCGGGTCGTGGGGGTACGAGATCAGTCAGAAGGGGAACCGGTGGACGATAACGTGGACGAACACGAACATCGTCAACGGAGTCCCCATCGCGCTCGTCCTGGAGTACGGGCACGGCACCGGCACCGGCGGTTACGTCGCCGGTAGGCAGTACATCACCAAGGCGATCGAACCGATAATGAACGAGATCGCGGACGGGGTCTGGAAGGCGGTGAAGAATGGCTAGCGTCGAATCCAGAGTCGTATCTCTGAAGTTCGATAACAGTCAGTTCATGAGCGGTGTGAAGAGCACCCTCGACGGCCTCAAGGGCCTCAAGCAGTCGATGTCCGAGAAGATCAGCTCGTCTCCGCTCTCGGGGATCGCCGATTCCATCCGGGCCATCGACTTCTCCTCGATCTCCAACGGGGCCGCCGATGCCGGGAACCGGATCGGAATCTTCGCCACTGCTGCGGGGGTGGCCCTGGGCAATCTCGCGTCCAAGGCCGTCGAAGCCGGCTTGAGCATGGTGAAGTCGTTCACGATCCAACCGATCATCGACGGCTTCAAGGAGTACGAGCTCCAGCTCAACTCCGTGCAGACCATTCTCGCCAACACCGCGAGCAAGGGCGAGAACATCCAGACGGTGAACGCCGCCCTGGATGAGTTGAACCGATACGCGGATCTCACGAAGTACAACTTCGCCGAGATGACGCACAACATCGGCATGTTCACGTCCGCTGGCGTCGGGCTGAATGACTCGGTGGCGGCCATCAAGGGCCTGTCCAACGTTGCGGCGGCATCGGGTTCCACGTCCCAGCAGGCCGCGACCGCGATGTACCAGCTGTCGCAGGCGATCTCCGCCGGCAGCGTGAAGCTGATGGACTGGAACTCCGTCGTGAACGCCGGCATGGGCGGCGAGCAGTTCCAGGAGGCCCTGAAGCGCACTGCGCGAATGCACGGCGAGGCCGTCGACGAGTACATCGAGAAAGAGGGATCGTTCCGCGAGTCCCTCAAGGACGGCTGGCTCACCGCAGAGGTCATGCTGGACACCCTCAACCAGATGACCGGCGATCTCACCGACGAACAGCTCCTCCAGATGGGTTACACGGAGGAGCAGGTCGCCCAGATCCAGCAGTTCGCGAAGGCCGGCCTCGAGGCCGCCACCTCGTACAAGACCTGGTCCGATGTCGTCGACGCCTCGATGGAGGCCGTCGGGTCGGGTTGGGCGTCGTTCTGGCGGATCATCATCGGAGACTTCGAGCAGGCCAAGACCCTGTGGACCGAGGTCGGCAACGCCGTGTCCAACTCGATCGGAAGCATGTTCGACTCCATCAACGGAGTCGCGCAGGCCTTCGTCGATCTCGGTGGCCGCGCCGCGGTGATCAACACCATCCGCAACATCGTCCTCGCCGTGGTCCGTCCGATCAAGGCTCTGGGCCAGGCGTTCGGTGATGTCTTCACCGGCGGTCCGGCCAACATGCTCGCCGCCTTCGCCAAGGGTCTGGAGAAGCTCACCTCGATATTCGTCCTCAGCGAGGAGAACGCGGACCGCCTGCGCACGGCCTTCGCCGGCATCTGGTCGGTCCTGCACATCATGCTCTGGCCGATCCAGCAGATCGGAAAGCTCTTCGCCTGGGTCGCGAACGGCGTCCTCAGTCTGGTGGGCATTCTCACCGGCGGAGCCACGACCGGTTTCCTCGGTGTCGCCTCCGCCATCGCCAAGGGCCCGATCGCGCTTGACAAGTGGATCTCCAGCCTCAACCCGATCGGGAAGATGATCGACTGGGTGAACGCCAAGCTGGCGGCGTTCCGCGACTGGCTCGGACCGAAGTTCACCGGTGCGATCGACGGCGCGAAGGACGCGTTCGGCCGTCTCAAGGACGCCGCGGGCGAGAAGGTCTCGGAGGGCTGGGACAAGCTGCGCGAGAAGGGCTCCTCCTTCGCCAGCACGATCGCCTCCAAGTTCTCTCCCGCGGTCGGTTCTGCCAAGGGCGCTCTTGACGCCTTCGGCGAATCGGTCAAGGGCAAGATCGAGAGCGGTCTCACCAGCCTCTCGGAGAAGTCCAAGACCGTCGCGACGATCTTCGGCGAGGTGTTCTCCGGACGGGTCATGGCCGTCGCCCCGGGCTTCGCCACCGCGGTCTACAAGATCGCGGACGCGATGCACCGGGCGTACGAGAAGGTCAAGGAGTTCGCCGGGGAGATGGGGAAGGCCTTCGACGCGAAGGTCGTCGATTGGGCCGACAGGCTAGCACAGAAGTTCTCCTCTGTCGGATCCGCCGTGGGCGCCGCGAAGGACGCGGTGTCTTCCGTCAGCGCTCCGAACGTCGACACCTCCCAGGTGCAGGCCGCCGCGACGAGCGCGCAGGAGAGCGCATCGGCCGCGGCCTCTCAGGCGAAGTCAAAATGGGAGACTTTCGCCGATTGGCTCACGACCGAGCTCCCTGCGAAGTTCAACAAGATCAAGCAGGATCTTGCTCCGCTGGCCGCCGCCCTCAAGACCGTCTTCGGAGGCGTCGGAAAGGCGATTAAGGAGGCCTTCCGCATCGAAGAGGGCGACCTCGGGTTCGCCAAGATCATCAACTGGATCCTCGCCGGGGGTCTCGTCGCCGCCATCTACAAAATGGCTGACGCCTTCAAGAGCGTCAAGGCCCCGATCGGGGCCTTCGAGGAGCTCCTCGGTTCGCTCGGCAAGACCCTCGACGCGACGTCCAATCAGATCAACGCCAAGGCGCTTCTCACGGTCGCCGCCGCCATCGCCATCCTCGCCGCGTCGATGTGGCTGCTCGCCACGATCGACTCCGACGGGGTGACCAATGCCGGCGTCGCCATCGGCGTCGTCACCGGAGCGGTGGTCGCGCTGATCAAGACGATGTCCGGCATAGCCAAGGACCTCAAGGCCGGCGGGGCATTGGCTCTCATGGCCACGGCCATTATCGGTATCGCTGCCGGTATCCTGCTGGTCGCGTTGGCTGCGAAGCTTCTCGGCTCTCTCGACGAGGACGAGATGCTCAAAGCGCTCCGAGCACTGGTGGTCGTCACCGGCGCTCTCATCGCGGCGGCCAAGGGTCTCAACGGGGTGAAGATCAACCCAACAGCGGGTTTGACGCTCATAGCTTTCGCCATTTCGCTGTCCCTCGTTGGGCTGGCCCTCAAGATTCTGGGGAATCTGAGTCTGAGGGAGGCCTACCAGGGGATGATGATCATGGTGGGCATCTCGATCCAGATGATCGCCATCGCCAAGCTCGCCGGGCAGATGAAGACCGCTTCGTTCTTGAATCTCCTGGCCATGGCGATCGCCATGCAAGTCGCGGCCCTGGTGCTCGTCCAACTCGGTCTGCTCCCGTGGCGGGTGGCCCTTCAGGGGATCATCGTCATGGGTGCGGTGGTCGCCGAACTCGGTCTTCTCACCCGCCTCGCCGGCGATGTCAAGCCGAAGGCGGCACTGGGTCTCGTGGCCGCTGCTGCGGCCCTCCAAATAGCATCGACCGCGATCATCGCCCTAGGTCTGCTTCCATGGCAGGTGGCCCTTCAGGGGATCATCGCCATGGGCGCCGTTCTGGCGGAGATAGTCATCGCTTCGACGATGATGAACGGGAACGTGGCGGGCGCGAAGACGATGGCTCTCATGGCCGCGTCGCTCGTCCTGCTGGCCGGCAGCCTCAAGATTCTCGGGTCTATGCCGTGGCAGTCTCTGGCCCTCGGTCTTATCGGTCTGGCGGCGGGGCTCGGTATCATCATCGCCGCTGGATTCCTCGCCGGGAAGAGCGCCGCTGGATTCCTGGTCCTGGTGGCCGCCATTAAGGCCATCGGCTTCGCGATCATCGGCGTGGCCGCTCTGCTGACCGCAATCACCGCCCTTCTCGCAGCCATCGCGGTTGTCGGCGCACCGGCGTTCGCGGCTCTCGCGGGGGGCATTGTGCTCCTGGCGAACACGATTCCGACCATCGCCAAAGCGGTGATGGACGGGCTGATGGTCATTCTCCAGTCGATTATCGACAACAGGGAGACGATCGCTCAGTCGATCGCCGCATTGATCATCGCCCTGTGCGAGGCGCTCGTCGCCAGCATGCCGTCCATAGTGGCCGCCCTCGGCGCCCTTCTGGACGGGGCGATACAACTGCTCATGGAATACGGTCCGAAGATCGTAGCCGCGGCGGTTGATATCATCATCGCGATGCTGTGGGCTCTTGTCGAGAGAGCGCCCGATTTCACGAACGCGGCCATTGACCTGATTCTGGCGTTCATCAACGGCGTCGCAAGTCGAATCGGCGACATCATCGCCGCGGCGTTCAACCTGATCATCTCCTTCATCGAGGGGCTGGCCAATGCGGTCGACGCCTACGAAGGGCGCCTTCGCGCGGCCATCGGGAAACTGATCCGGGCCATCGCCAGGTTCGTCGTCAATTCCGGGAAGGACCTTCTCAAGATCGGCGGCGACATCATCAGCGGTATCGTCAAGGGCATTGGGAATGCGGGCCACAAGATCAAGGACAAGATCGTGGGCTACTGCAAGGGGGCCTGGGAGAGCGTCAAGTCGTTCTTCGGAATCGCGTCCCCCTCGAAGCTCATGGCGGAGGTCGGCAAGAACGTCATGCTCGGCGCAGCGAAGGGTATCGAGGACAACGGCGACGCCTTCGTCGACGAGACGGTGACGGCCGCCAAGAACGCGAAGGACGGCTTCAACCGTGCTCTCGCCGACGGGTTCGACGCGGAGTTCTCGTCCTTCCGGCCCACGATCGTCCCCGTTGTGGATCTCACCGAGGCGCGCAAGGGCCTCGAGGCCATGAGCGGAGATATGGTCGACGTCGGCGCGAGGATGTCCGCGTCGCTTCCGGCGAAGCCCTCGTCTTCCGAGCCCTCTTCGCAGGGCGACGCGGATCAGCAGAGGAATGTGGTCGTGACGCAGAACAACTACTCTCCGGAGGCGCTGAACGAGGCACAGATCTACCGGCAGACCCGGAATCTCGTCAGCACGCTGCAATACTCATGAGGAAGGATTTCCATGATTCTCGGAGTCAGTGTATTCTCCGATAACGGCGAGTCCATCAGACTTCCGCTCCGGGATTTTTGGGGGACCGGTCTCGCGATCACGAACATCACTGGACTGGGCCCCGTTAAAAGCGATCTTTGGATCACGAATTACGGGGCCCAGTCCGGGGGATATTACAACGGTTCTCGCGTCGGCACCAGGAACATCGTCATAACGATACGGCCTTGCGGCGACGACATCGAGAAACTGCGCAGATACGCGTACCGGTTGTTCGATGTGGAAGAGCACGTGACTCTGGTGGTGGACACGGATTACGGCGATCGCCGCATCGACGGCTACGTGGAATCCTTCGAGGCCGATCTGTTCTCAGCCGCGGAGCAATTCGTGATCAGCATCCTGTGCCCCCGACCGGAGTTCACGGACGGATCCGGGGTCGTGCTGACATCTTCGAGTGCGGACACGATGAACGCGACGTTCGAGTTCCCGTTCGAGTCCCGTTGGCTCATGGACGACATCGAGTTCGGAACGCCGCAGGATTATGCTGAGAACATCATCCATTACAGTGGCGAAGTGCCGACCGGATGCGAGATACACATTGATATTCTGTCCGATCCCGGGAAGAACGTCGTCATCGAGGGACCTCGTGGAACCCGCGTGGTCGTCGGTAATGTCAACTCCGTGATCAAGAAGAATGGTCGGCTGGTTCTCAACACCATCGTCGGGAAAAGAGAGGCGTATTACGTCAAAGATGGGACTCGAACCGATCTGGCGTGGACGTTGTGGAATCAGAGCAATTGGCCTATTCTGTATCCGGGGTACAACACGATAGTGGTGAAAACCGATAATCTCTACGAGGTTCGCATGACCTGCTATTACCAGAATCTGTATCGAGGTATCTGATATGTTCATGATCGAGTACCCCACTCGGGGGGCGTACGGCGCCGTGAAGCGCGAACAGCCCTCGCTCATCATTGACGACTTCTACTCGGCGGCATGGACCGAGCGATTCTGGGACATCGGCGAGGCCCGCCTCGAACTCCCGATGAAGTACTACGCCCTCGCCCTGGACGCGAGACGCTATCCGAACGGGCATTACCTGCACTTCTCGGAGAGCGAACGGGTCATGAACCTGTACTCGGCTCGAGTGGTGGCCAAGAAGGACGATCCTCGAATCGTACTCACATACAAGTCGCTGGAGAACTTCCTGTCGTTTCGAAGGGTGCACGAGGGGCCGATGGGGTGGCCGTATTACTCTCCGCCGGTCGCCGGGGTGACCAACTACACCCTTCTCGACATGTGGCGGTATTACTACGCCACGCGCTACCGCGTCCCGTCCATGCAGTACTACAAAGATCCGCGCGTCTCCGATGACTGGATCGGGCTCATGCGTCTCGATTTCAATGTCGGAGATACGGTTCTCGACGTGACCAAGGCGTCGTGCATGCGCACTCTGCCGTTTCGCAAGCGCCATGGCTTCCAGATCAAGGTGGAGGGCGAGGAGAAGCGCTGGTGGAACATGTACATCACCGCTGTCGACGCTCCCGACCCACTCCCTGACTGGACGGACTATATCGAGGCGCTCGAGTTCGGAATCGACTCGAGCAAGTACGCGAATGCGGCCCTGGTGATCTCCCCGAAGGTCGAGGAGACGAAGAACGCCCAGGGCGTCTATGACGGCTATCGGGAAATCGGCAAGATGATATACGATTCGCCGACGTACTACGAACCCGGCGTCGTGGCGGACTGGAACAGGGTCGAGAAGAAGATCACCTACCAGCTGGACGGTAAGAGTTACAAAGAAGCCATGGCGATGTTGCAATACATCGACGACACCTGGAGCCAGATCGGGGGACCGAATGACCCCGGAACGGCGAAGAAACTGGTCAAGGAGCAGTCCTCCGTACAGACCGTGGCGACGACACCGGCGACCATATCGAAGGATCTCAAATACGGACGGGATTACCGTCTTGGAACTATGTTCCAGTGGACCCCGTACGCCGGGGCCGGCGTATACAACACCGCATGGTACGACGCCTCCACCTCCTTCGAGGCGCTGGTGACCGAGTACACATGGACGATCGACGATTCCGGTGTTGTCGAGACGCCGGGAATCGTAATGTGAAAGGAGCGTCATGGCGCAACGTTTCGGCTTCTTCGACTCCATCAACAAGGATCGAAGATACAACGCCACCGATATGGGGCGGATGTTCGACGGCCTCATTCGAGATGGCGTCTACATGAACTACCTCGAGGCCTTCGCGGTGCAGCCGGCCGGGCAGATGAACGTGTGGGTTCGCCCCGGGCGCTGCTGGTTCAATCACCGCTGGTTCGAGGTCGATGAACCCTTGAAGATGAGCATCGCTCCGGCGCACACCACATGGGCCCGTTGGGACGTCATCGTCATCGAGGTTAACGAGGCCGAGACCGTCAGGTCGGTTTCGCTGCGCATCATGCAGGGGTCTCCCAGCAGTGCGCCGGCCGAACCTCCCATCGGGGGATCTCAGACACTGCATCGGTACCCCATAGCGGCGATCAACGTGAAAGCGGGACTGACTTCGATCAACTCGTCGGAGATATACGATCGTCGTGGGAGCGACGTATGCCCCTGGGTCGCGAACATCAATGGTTCGATACCGGTCAAAGGACTCGCCGATCAGATGAGCGCGGAGTTCCAGGCGTGGTTCTCCGGTCTCAAGAACGCCGCTCTGAATCCGCCCAACGCCAATGCCGAATTGGCGGCGGTGAAGAGCGAGGTCGTGACCCTCAAGAAGCACTGGGACACCGGCGGCATGCCGGCCGGGTCGATCTCGCCCTCTTCGAGGATTCCGCTCATCGCGCCCGACGGCAACACGTCGACATCGTCGGCGGATGTTTTCGCGTACGAGATCTTCGATGGGATTCCGAGTGCCCACAACGCTCTGTATCGCGGGAAGAACCTCGGAACGGTCATGACGACGGAGCAGGCTGCGGAAATCGCGGCCGGAACGTTCCGGGGATTGTGGCTGGGAGATTACTGGACGAACGGGGGTCGCGAGTACGTCATCGCCGGATTCGATTACTGGTACGGCCTTCGCGGTGTTTCTCGTCACCATATCGCGGTGGTGCCCAAGTACAGCGTGAGCGGAAACGCGATGCATTCCGGGAAGATGACGAACGGAGTGTATCACACCGATATGTACCAGACGGTGCTGCCCGGCTTCAGAACGCAGTTCCAGAACGTATTCGGAAACCGGATCATCCGTCACCCCGTCGTGTTCATCAACGGTTACGACGAGAACACCGACCCGAAGGATTACGCCTCATTGGATCTCGATATTTCCATTCCGGATCCGGGCATGGTATCAACATCCGGTTGGGCATCTGGAGTCAATCACGGAATCACGTGGAACCGATCCTCCGGTAATCGTCTGCTCCCCATCGTGCTGCTCAACAGCGCGTTCGCCAACACTTCAGCGAACGACGGCTATTGGCTCAACGCCTCCTACGGACCCAATTCAGTCGCGTATATGCGAAACGACGGGAGCATTGATCAGGGCAACCCTACGAACAGCAAGTTCGTTCGGCCGATCTTCGCGGTTAGCGGGTGATATTCTATTGCTCACACATCACATCGAGCTGATACTCACCGTTGTGGGATCGGTGCTCGCCTCCTCGGGCTTCTGGGCCTGGCTGTCGAGAAGGACGAGCGACCGGGGCGCCACGCGGGAGATGATACGCGGTCTCGCACACGATCGGGTCGTCCACGTCGGGAAAGGGCACATACGACGCGGATATTTGACTTTAGACGAGTACGAGGACTTCATGGAGTACCTGGCAAGGCCGTACCAGAACATGGGCGGCAACGGTCTCGCCGAGCGCGTCATTCTCGAAGTTCAGCACCTGCCCATCTATCCGGACTACAAGAAGGACATCGGATGAAGAACAAGACATACGACACTCTCAAGTGGATCACGCTCGTGGCGCTCCCCGCGTTCGTGACCTTCTTCCTCGCCCTCGCGCCTCTGTGGAACATTCCGAACGCGCAGGCGATCGCCGCCACCATCACGGCGTTCACGACGTTCCTGGGGGCGCTCCTGGGCGTCTCCAGTGCGAAGTACACCCCGCCGACCGACGGAGTGCTCAATGTCGTGTCCGACCCCCGCGTCAACGCCCCGGCCGAGGTGAGCGCCGCTCTGAAGGAGGAGCCTGAGAGTCTTCCCTCCACGATCTCCCTCAGGGTGGTCAAGTCCCACGTCTAGGGGATATTCACTCAGCCCATAGTGAAGAGTCAGTCTTCGAAAGGAGAAATCATGACTGACGACAGCCCTAGCTACGAGGACCTCGCCCGCGAGATCCGCGTGAACATGTCCGAGGACGGAGACCCCGCCAGCGAGCGGTACACCTCCCTGCTGAGAAACCTCTCCGAGGTCGAAAGGCTCAAGAAGGAGGCGCGCGTCAAGCGCCTCTCGGAGCGAATCGACCCCAACGTGGTCATCAGCGCGGGAGGGTCCATCGCAGGAATCCTCCTCGTGATTCGCGCGGAGAAGTGGGCGGTCCTCACCAGCAAGGCGTTCGGTCTGATCAGCAAGATCAGGATCTGACGCTTCAACCCATCCCCCCTGTTCGACAACAACGTCGCAGGGGGGATGGGCACTCGGACCATATTTTTCTCGGTGCATGGTGAGATGAACACCTCTTAGAAAGGAGGAACCATGCTCGAGATCCTGGCGTTTCTGCTCGTCTTGATCTGGCTCGTTTCCGGCAAGAGGCCGTAGCCTCCGCTCCGTACTCCGCAAGGGGTACGGATCTTGTGATATTTTCACTCACCCCATAGTGAGATACCCATCTCCCCATGCATCACCCGGTGCATGGGCCTTTCGAAAGGAGAACGCCAATGTCCACCGCTTACGAGCTCATCATCCAGTTCCCGGACAAGCCCTCCCGCGCTGAGTTCGAGAAGGCCCTGACCTCGAGGAACACCCTCATGCTCCTCCCGGAGTTCGACTACAAGAACATGGTCCGCTCGACCATCGTCAAGAAGGACCGCTGATCATGAACACTGAAGGCGTCTACGACATCGCCGGTATAAGACTCATCTTCGACTACGGGGCGACCCGGGCTCGCAACAAGTTCCAGGTCCGCATGGAGAAGCGCTACGGACCCGATGCTTCGTGGGGTGGGGTTCTCCGATCCGAGATGGCCGGGTATCCCTGCATCGACGTCCAGATCCCCAAGGAGATCTTCATGATGGCGGCCATGGCGGCCATCGAGGACTGCGTCAAGCAGGCGGGGCGCGCCGACGAGGATGTGCCCTGCGGACAGATGATTCTCAGGAGGTACTGACCCATGCTCATTCGACCGGCCATTCAGATCATCGGACGCCACGCCCCGCAGATCCTCGCGGGGCTGGCGGTCATCGGCGTTGGGGTCACCGCCGTTCAGGCGGCGCAGGGGCACCTCGCCGCCCAGGAAGTGAGGTACGAGATCGGCGAGAGTCGCGGCGAGACCCTCTACAACATGCTGCGGGCTCGGTGGAAGTGCTATGCGCCGGCCACCATCACCGGTATCCTCACGATCGCCTGTGTCATCGGGGGAACGAAGGTCTCCCTGGTCCGCCAGGCGTCGCTCGTCAGCGCTCTCGGGCTCATGAAGTCCTCTCACGAGAGGCTTCAGAGGTCCGTCGAGGCACTTCCCGAGGAGGCCCGGAACGAGGTGCGCTCCATTGCCGCGAAGGACTCCATTGCGGCCGGGGAGCAGCCTCCCGGCACCCTGTTCGTCGGGAACGGGGATATCCTGTGGCAGGATGCCTTCACCGGACGATACTTCACCGCCGACAAGAACAGGGTCGACCAGGCCGTGAACTCGGTCAATCACGCGCTCATCCACGGGGATGCGATCTCGCTCAACGAGTTCTACGAGCGCGTCGGACTCGAGACCGTCTCCTCCGGCGACGAGCTCGGATGGGCCATCGGCGGTCCCCTCGTCGAGGTGCAGACCGTCGCCGCCATCTCGAGGGATGGCAGGCCCTGTGTCTCCCTCGATTTCATCACCCCGCCGCGCCCGCAGTGGTGGAAGATCGGCTGATATTTTCACACAACCCATAGTGAAGGACACTCCACCCGAAAGGAAAGATCCCATGTCCGACAACAACCAGACCCCCGACGCCCCGACCACCGGTCAGGAGGTCGCCACTACTGACACGCCCACCCTCGGCGAGCGCGTCGACTCCTGGGTTCGCTCCCACCCCCGCACCGTTTCGACGGCTAAGGCGGTCGGTCGCTTCACGCTCTACGTGGGCGGCACGATCGGCGCCTTGGCCCTGATCGGGGCGCTGGGGAGCGACCCCGAGGAGGACGCCTACGAGGAGGACGAGGAGGAGTGACCGACCCCCGACACCGTCAATCGCACGGTGTCGGGGTTTTCACTCGCCGTATGGTGAAAGGAAGGTGATATTCACCATGCACTCCAACTACCTCTGGATTCCCCGCCTCCTCTGCAAGGTCGGGTCGACCGCAACCGGCATCGCCGTGTCCACGGCCTTGACCGCCGCCTGCCCGCCGGCAGGAATGCTGATGACCGCAGTGTTCCTCACCGGAGGGGCGTGCGCCGGCATCGCCGTGAGCAAGCCCACCGAACGCGAGCTCCTCGCCTTCGCGGGCGAGGTCGAGGAATCCATCGAGGCCACGAAGGCCGCACTGAACCACTGACCATTCAACCCCCATGCACCACCCGGCGCATGGGCCTTTCGAAAGGACGACAAGGACAAATGTATCGAGTCAAGCTGAAGTACGAGGACCCCTTCAACGACGACCGCATGGTCGAGGAGGAGCTGCTGTTCAACCTCACCAAGGCGGAGGTCATGCTCGCCTTGGACGACAACGACTCCTTCCTCCACCTGCTCATGGCGCTCGATGAGAAGACGGTGACTGACCTCCAGGTCGTCAAGGCGATCACCGAACTCGCCCTCGCATCCTACTGCGAGCGGGCGGGCAACCGCATCACCAAGAACCCCGCCCGACGCGCGGCGTTCAAGACCTCTCCGGTCTTCGACGCCCTTCTCGAGCACCTGGTGTCCAAGAGGGAGAACGCTGTTGCGTTCGTCACGGGAATCATCCCCCGTGAGGCCCGCGAGCAGGTCGCCAACCTCCTCGAGGCGAAGAAGTGAGTGGTGACGTCCCCATCCGCCCTGGGGACGGCGAGATCGAAAGGGCGGTCGAGTCCGTCACTCCGAAGAAGGACGGCGCTCCCATTGCGAGGGCGAGGGTCGTCACCTCTCCGGGCAAGCGGATCCTCAGAGGCGTCTTCGCCTCTTCTCTGGTCGAGCTGGGATCCTATGTCCTGTTCGACGTCCTCCTCCCGGAGATCAAGGATCTCATCGCCACCACGGCCACGAGCGCCGTGGATCGGGCGATCTACGGAGACCGCGGAGGTAACCGACCGCCGGTCGGAGGGCGAGTCGTCCCCATTCGCCGACGCGAGGGGTGGACGGAGCGGACGAACTATACGTCCTTCTCCACCGCATCCCGAACCGCACAGGAGCAGCAGGCGCCCTCGTCCGAGCGTCCTTCCTACAAGGATCTCGAGTACTCCTCGAGGGAGGATGCGGGGGCCGTCCTGCGATATTTGATCGACGCCATCTCCGAGTACGGGACCGTCACCCTCGGTGACCTGTACGACAAGAGCGGTGTCAGCGTCAAGCCCGTCGATCAGCGATGGGGTTGGCGCGATCTCAGCTTCGCCGGTGTGCGACGCTCTCGCGGCGGGTTCGTCATCGACCTGCCGCAGCCCGAGTTCCTACGATAACCGAATGACGGGGCGCCTGCGAGAGATCGTGGGCGCCCCGTCCAACACGTCATATCCTCACGAAAGGACACAATCATGTCACTTCCGGTCACCATCGCGAAGGGGATCGGCCTCACCTCGCTGTTCCTCGTCCGGAACGCCCCCACCATCCTCACCGCGGGCGGCGTCTGCGCCATGATCGGCGCGACGGTCACCGCCGTCAAGCAGTCCCTCCGATACCACGAGGAGGTGAGCGAGCCCGTCATCACCGACCTCGCCCTCGCGGAGGTTGAGGGCGACGAGAAGAAGAGGGACGCCGCCAAGTGGCGTCTCATCATCAACACCGCCCGTCGGTACGCCCCGACGATCGTCCTCACGGCGGCGGGCATCGCCATGATCTCCGCCGGGCACGGGATCATGCTCCAGAGGGTCTCCGGACTCTCCAGCGCCCTCGCCCTCGCGTCGTCGAAGGTGGGCGCGCTGGAGAAGTACCAGCAGATCACCGACCCGGACGGCAACAACCCCCAGACCCACCCCGAGGTCAAGGCGAAGATGCGCGAGACCGTTCGCCACGTCCTCCCGGACGCGGATGTGCACAACTGGGCTTTCATGCCGTCCAACCCCAATTGGACGGACTCGCAGACCACTAATGAGCTGTTCCTCGAGAGCATGGAGCACTACGCGAATGACCGGCTCGAGAGGTACGGCCACCTCTTCCTCAACGAGGTGTACGACATGCTCGGCATGCCGAGGACCCGTCTCGGGGCCGTCATGGGATGGCTGAAGGACGACGTCGTGGACTTCGGCATCGAACGCAGGTTCGAGCCCCTCGAGGACGCCGATCCGCGAGTCTGGTGGGAGCTCGCATTCAATGCCGATTCGAACCTGATCACCGCGGAGGTGAAGTGACATGCCTTGGAAGCTCATCGTCACGGGTCTCATCGGCGTCGCCGCGGGAGTCGGTGCAGCGGTGGCCGTCATGCGGGATATTCCCAAGCGCCTCGATGAGAACGAGAAGTTCACCTGGCACCTCGACGACCGGATCGCCGCGCTCGAGGCCAGACTCACGCTTCTCGAGGAGGCGCCGAAGGTGAAGGCGCTCGTTTGCGAGGGCATGGTGGAAGTCGATCCTCCTTCGGAGGAGACTCCAGAGGAGTACGAGGCTCTGGTCAGGGAATACTCCCCCTCCGACGAGCCTCCGTCCGAGATCGAGACCCTGACCGATATCGACGGGCTCTCGATCGAGGACTACGAGTTCATCAACTCGTCCAACGAGCCCGTTGACGAGGGGATGTGGGACGTCAAGTACGACGCCGCCAGCGACACCCTCTACGATGAGGACGAAGAGGATATTTCGGCGGAGAAGCCCGCTCTTCGCGCATTCCTCGCGCAGTGGTTCCAGGGCGACGGCGAGGCGCGCTACGCCGAGATCGGGGAGAACGGACAGGATACTCCGGTTCGTGTCATGATCGTCCCCGATGAGTACGGGGAGGCGTGGTATGACTGAGGGTGAGGTGGAGTACTACGAGGAGATCCTGGATACGGTCGATCCCCGAGGTGACCACATCACCCTCCTGGAGATCCTCGCCGGAGAACCGTTCCGGTCGCGCAACCTCGGCGACCGGAACCGATTAGACGACGTCCTATATTTTCGGGAGGAGAAGGGCGTGCGGATCTTCGAGCCCCCTTCGGTTCTCGAGGTTCTGTACGTCTTCGCCTTCCGGCTGTACGAGGCGGATGACGGCTCTGATCCGCTCTGGTACTTCTGGTCGATGCTTCGGAACGCGGGACTGAAGAAGTACGACGAGAGCGCCTTCGAGAACCCCCTCGCAGTGAGGGAGGTCAGGAGGCGCGTGCACGAGATCGCCGCCATGCATTACGAAGCGGACGGCAGCGGGGGATATTTCAGGATCACCCGGGAGCACTACATCGACGACGTTCTGATCACGGACATGCGGAGGATCCCGCTGTGGGATCAGGCGATGGCGTGGTTGGACGACTAGCAGGAGAACGCGTATGGACTTCTATTCGCTGCGCACGCGCAAGCGGAAGAACGGCACGATCGCCGTATACCCCGATTATCGGGTGGGTCGCTCGAACGACCTGATGGTTCGGGGGAAGTCCTTCTACGCGGTATGGGACGAAGAGAAGGGTCTGTGGTCGCGGGACGAGTACGACGTCGCTCGTTTCGTGGACGCGGATATTCTGAGGACGGTCGAACAGCTCAGGGAGGAAACCGATGACGACACGCCGGTCGTCGGAGAACTCCTGAGCGACTTCTCCAGTGGCCACTGGATGAAGTTCCAATCGTTCCTCAAGAACGTCGGGGACTGCTCGATCGACCTCGATTCCTCTCTCGTCTTCGCCAACACCCCCACCTCAAGGGCGACGTACGCCAGTCGACGGCTTCCGTACGCCCTCGAGGCGGGGGACATCTCCGCCTACGACGAGCTCATGTCGACCCTCTACGATCCCGACGAGCGCACCAAGATCGAGTGGTGCATCGGTTCGATCGTGGAGGGCGCGTCGAAGGATATTCAGAAGTTCATCGTATTGTACGGCTCCGCCGGCGCGGGGAAGTCGACGGTGCTCAACATCGTGCAGCAGCTCTTCGCGGGGTACTGCACGACCTTCGACGCGAAGGCCCTCGGGTCCTCTCAGAACGCGTTCGCCACCGAGGTGTTCCGCACCAATCCCCTGGTGGCGATCCAGCACGACGGGGACCTCTCCAGGATCGAGGACAACACCAAACTCAACAGCATCATCTCTCACGAGGAGATGATCATGAACGAGAAGTACAAGGCGTCCTACTCGGCGCGAGCGAATGCATTCCTCTGGATGGCCACGAACAGGCCCGTGAAGATCACGGACGCGAAGAGCGGCATCATCCGCCGTCTCATCGACGTGACGCCGAGCGGGCGACGTCTCCCCGCCGAGGAGTACATGGCGATTCAGAGGAGGATCCCGGAGGAGCTCGGGGCGATCGCGCATCACTGCCGGGAGGTGTTCCGGTCGATGGGGGCGCACTACTACGATCCGTACCGCCCCACGGAGATGATCCTGAAGACGGACGTCTTCTACAACTTCGTGGAGGACGTCCAGTTCGATATTCAGGACGGGGTGTCGTTGCAGAGGGCGTACGACCTGTACAAGAAGTACTGCGACGAGGCGCTGGTGGAGTACCGGATGCCGAAGTACCGGTTCCGGGAGGAGCTCAAGAACTACTTCAGGGAGTTCCATGAGCGCTACCGGGACGGGGACGAGCGCATTCGGAACTACTACACCGGATTCCGCGATGACAAGTTCAACGGACGGGAGAAGACGCCCGACCTCGCGAAGGAGAAGTACTGGCTCTCCCTCGACGAGGAGAGGGGCGCGCTGGATGATATTCTCGCCGATCGCCCGGCCCAGTACGCCGGCGATGACGGGAATCCCACCACGAGATGGGACGACGTCGGGACGACTCTGAAGGAGCTCGATCCGCATCGCCTTCATTTCGTTCGACCGCCGCTGGACCATGTCGTGATCGACCTCGATATTCGGGGCGAGAACGGGGAGAAGGACCGCGCCCTGAACCTTGAGGCCGCGAGCCGGTTCCCGCCCACTTACGCCGAGTTCAGCAAGAGCGGCGCCGGCATCCATCTGCATTACACCTACTCCGGCGATATTTCAGAGCTGTCGCCGGAGTACTCCGAGGGGATCGAGATCAAGACCTTCCGAGGGCGGGCGAGCCTTCGGAGAATGCTCAACGGATGCAACAGCATGCCGGTGGCGACTCTGTCCGAAGGGGCGCTGCCGAGAAAGGAGAAGAAGCAGGTGCTCGACCAGGCGCAGGTCAAGAGCGAACGAGCGCTGCGCGAACTGATCATCCGGAACCTCAGGAAGGAGATTCATCCAGCGACCAAACCGTCGATGGACTTCATCGAGAAGATCCTCAACGACGCCTATAACAGCGACCTCTCGTACGACGTCTCGGACATGCGCGGGAAGATCATGTGGTTCGCCATGAAGTCGACGAACCAGAAGGAGGAGTGCCTCAAGATCCTCACGCGTCTCAAGATGCGCAGCAAGGACGTGGAGAAGGGGGAGTACACCTCGAAACCCATCGAGAACACGAGCACGGACGACATCGTGTTCTTCGACATCGAGGTGTACCCCAACCTGCTACTCGTCTGCTGGATGGTCGATCGAGACGGCGCAGAAGTCGTACCAATGGTCAACCCCGCCAAAGAGGAGATCGAACGCCTCCTTCAGAAGAAGCTCGTCGGCTTCAACAACAGGAAGTACGACAACCACGTTATCTACGCCCGGTACCTGGGCGAGTCCGTGGCATCGTGCTACCGTCTGTCGCAGAGACTCGTCCACAACGACAGGAACGCCACCTTCATCGAGGCGTACAACCTGTCTTACACGGACGTGTACGACTTCTCGACGAAGAAGCAATCGCTCAAGGCGTGGGAGATCGAGCTCGGGCTTCCGCACAAGGAGATGGACCATCCCTGGGACGAGCCCGTTCCCGACGATATTCTCCAGAATGTGATCGAGTACTGCGCCAACGACGTGCGGGCCACGCGTGAGGTGTTCCACCATCTCGAGGCGGACTGGGAGGCGCGGCAGGTGCTGGCGAAGGTGGCGGGCCTCACGGTCAACCACACGACGAACCAGTGCACCCAGCAGATCATATTCGGGAATGACCGTCGTCCGGCGTTCCACCACCGGGACCTCTCGCTGGACTTCCCGGGGTACGAGTTCTCCTACGGGAAGTCGTCGTACAGGGGGGAGGACCCTGGCGAGGGAGGGTACGTCCACGCGAAACCGGGCATCTACAGTAATGTGGCACTGCTCGACATCGCGTCGATGCACCCGCACTCGCTCATCGCTCTGAACGCGTTCGGAGACACCTATACGAAGCGTTTCAAGGCGATTGTGGACGCCAGAATCGCGATCAAGCACGGGGATATGGACGCGGCCGGAAAGGCCCTTGATGGGGCTCTCAAGCCCTTCCTCGAGGGCGATTTGAAGGCGCTCGCATATTCTCTGAAGATAGCGATCAACAGCGTGTACGGGCTCACCTCAGCGAGGTTCCCGACGCGCTGCAACGGCATGGACCCGGCCAACAACCCCGACAACATCGTGGCGAAGAGGGGCGCCCTGTTCATGATCGACCTCAAGCACGCCGTCGAGGAGCGCGGGGGGATCGTCGTCCACATCAAGACGGACTCCATCAAGATCGCGGAGGCGACTCCGGAGATCATCGAGTTCGTCAACGAATACGGGCGGAAGTGGGGGTACACGTTCGAGCACGAGACGACGTACGACCGCATGTGCCTCGTGAACCGGGCCGTGTACCTCGCCCATGACAAGACGGGCTGGCACGCCACGGGTGCCCAGTTCCAGCAGCCCTACGTGTACAACCACCTGTGCGAGGGACGACCGGATCGTCTCGAGGACTTCATCGAGAAGAAACAGGTGATCAAGGGCACGTTCTACATCGACCACGGAACCGAGGAGGCGCCAGACAGGCGCTTCGTCGGGCGGGTCGGAGAGTTCATCCCGGTGAACGAGGAGGGCGGAGGCGGCGCTCTCCTGGTGAAGCGGGACGAGAAGTTCGTCTCGGCCTCCGGGGCGAAGGGATATCTGTGGGAGGAGCGCGCCGTGGTCGAGCGGTACGCTGACGAGAGCGACAGGGACCCCATGTCCTTCGTCGACAGAAGGTACGCGGAGAAGCTCCTGGACGACGCGTACGCGGCGATCTCCAAATACGGGGACGCCGAGGAGTTCATCAACGGCGAGAGAAGGGAAGAGACATGCGCCGATACGGATTCTGGAACTTCATCGGAGACGCCATCCTGACGATGTTCAGCGGAGGGCTCTGGCTGATCTGGATCTTCGTGCGCGAGATGCGCCAGCGCTAGAGTCACAATTTTAACAAGGGGGATAGTGAGATACCCACCCCGAAAGGAACTCCAATGATTGACTTCATCATGGCTATCGCGAAGACTGCTATCTTCTTCGTCGGCGTCTTCTTCTCCATTGTCCTCATGGGCAAGAGAGGAAGGGCCGTCCGAGAGGCGGTCCGCGGTAACGTCATTATCGTCGACTCTCACAGCCCCCGCAAGTGACTCTCAACCCCCATGCATCACCCGGTGCATGGGCCTTTCGGGTGGGTATCTCATACGATCGAACGAAAGGAAACCACAATGCTCCATCCCCTCGCTCTTCTGGGCGAGCTCGTACTCATGACGATCGGCGCCATTCTCCTACAGGAGGGCACCGCGAGACCCATGAAGAGGTCGGTGAACGTGTCCGTCCTCATGGTCATGGTTTCGGCCGCTCTTCTCGGGTTCGGAGCCACCGCATTCTTCATGAGCCTCGGCTGGCTCATCCACGGCTTCATCGGGGCCTGTATCGGTCTCGGCGTCGCCGGGATCTTCGTCTATATCATCCTCAACGCCACGATCGAAAGGAACCGCTGATATGGCGACTGTGTACACCGTTAAGAACACGAAGTTCATCTTCGCGACGAACTTCACGGGCGCTCCCTCGCAGTTCAACCCCAAGGGGGAGAAGCCCAACTGCAACATCGTCCTCGACGAGGAGAACGCGGAGCTGCTCCTCGACGCCGGGTTCCGGGTCAAGACCACCAAGCCGAGGGAGGACGGCAGCGAGTACGTCCCGGAGCACTACCTCAACCTCAAGTGCTCCTTCGGCGGCCTCGCGGATCCCGACATCCGAATGGTCCCGTGCCCACCGGGGGAGGACCCCCGGGAGTGCCAGCAGATCAAGCTCACGGCCGACACCGTGGGCAACATCGACACCGCCCGAGTGGCGCGTGTCGATGTCTCCTTCGCCGACTACCACCACCGCATGGGGGTCAGTGGGTATATCCGCAAGATGATCGTCGTGGTGGTTCCGGACGAGCTGGACCTCGAATGGGGGTTCTGATGGACGAGACCACCATTGCCGTCTACGTCTCCGCCAGCGAGACGGAGAAGATCCCGGAGATCCTCGCCCTCTTCGATATGAGGATCGAGGACATGGGTTTCGTCGGACGGGTCGGGCCGCGGGGATGGTGGATGATCTGCCCCGGCGTCAAGTGGATCGTCCCCTCGTACAAGCACCCGGACGATGTCGCCCTCGCCGACAACCAGGCGATGGTCGAGGAGTGCGGCGTCTATCACCTCGTCTGGATGACCGAGTGATAGGCGAGGTTTTCGTGGAGACCCCGGACGGACTCGCGTACGTCTCGAACATGGGGCGCGTGTGGTCCGTCCGGGCGTCCGCGTATCTCAAACCCCGAATGCTCGATCTGGGCAAGGGGTTCGATTGGCACGTCTGCTGGGGCAATCGCTGGCGGAACGTCAACGACCTGGTCAGGCTCCTCCACGGCGAGGATCTCGACCTCTTCTGGACGCCGCCCAAGTCGACCGAGCCGCCGTTCGGTCGCAGGAAGTACCGGGGTCCGGTGAAGGACCTGGGCACCGGTATCGTCTACAAGAACATGTGCGCCGCGGCGGAGGCGCTCGGAATCAGCCCGTCGATGGTCAGCATGACCGTCGCGGGAAAGATCAAGAACCCACGCCACCGTCTTAGAAAGGAGACAATCTCGTGGCTGTCCTGAACTACACCACCGAGTCCGGAGGCAGGGGACGCCTCTATCAGAGAGTCAACCTCAGAGAGCTCTGGAGGCTCTACGAGGAGCGGGGGGTGAGCGAGATCACCATCGACCCCACCAAGGGAGTCATGACGATCGTCGTCGACGGCGCCCGGTGGACCTGGTACAACGGTTCCGACGTCCTCATCTTCTCGGACAGGGTCGGCTTCCACGGGGTCTTCCCCGGGGCCGCCGGCAGCGGCGATGAGCTCGAGAAGCGCTTCGGAATCACTTTCGTCTTCGACAAGCACTGACCAAGAAGGAGAACATCATGAAGTGCTGTGCCATCGCGACTGAGAACCATGTGAGCGTCACTTGGGGGGCCGACAACTCTCCCGAGACGTTCCTCGAGGAGATGCGGAAGTGGCCCGTCATGCCCAAGGGGGAGGTGACGAAGGACGGCAAGGGAGTCGAGCTCTCTATCTTCTGCGAGGAGGAGCACACCATGTGCCTCACTCACAGGTCCGTCTACGACCGGGTGATCCGTCCCGGGGACGAGCTGGAGCGCGTCGTGGGGCTGGACGAGAGGGGGGAGATCCCCTCGAAGAGGGCCAAGGCGCGTTTCTCCTTCTCGAGGGGGTCCGCGAATTTCACCGAGAGCGCGGAGTGGCTGAGTGGCTGGGAGCCCAACGGCGTGATCTACAACCTCTACGAACTGAGGGAGCTGCGGGAGCTCTCCTCGCGATTCTGGTCGAGCCTCGTGCGCGTGGACTGCGAGAAGGGGACTGTGTCCATCTGGGGCGGCGAGCACGACGACGTCATCGTCAAGGACCTCGAGGTGACCCCCGACAGCGGACTCTACCGCAGCGTCTTCGGGGAGATCGAGATCGGATCGTACCGAGGACTGTGGGAGAAGCACAACACGGACGGGACCGAAAACGAGGTGGACGCGGAGCGGGGCCGCATCAAGAAGGTCATGAACTCCGTCTGGGGCGTCAGCGCTGCTGACGTGATCCAGAAGAACCCCACGAAGATGCTCTCGCTCAGGCGTGGGAGCAAGGAGACTCCGTCGGAGTTCGCCCGCGACCTCTTCGAGCTCCCGGAGATGCCCTTCGTGATCGGCCGCGACCTCGAGGACGACGATGTCGTGGTCATTCTCATCGGGGGCGAGATCCGCTACATCCGCCGCGGGTTCGGAGTTGACGTCGTCTGCAAGGACGGGGATCACTGGTCCTTCAAGGACGAGAGGGCGTACATCCATGGATTCGACGGATACAGCTGCCGCGTCATCACCGTGCCCGGGAGGACGCTGGGTCGCTACTACGCCCCTCAGACCGTGGGGGATCTTCAGGAGATGGCCCGGGACCCCCGTGTCTCGTTCATCTCGCACGAGGACGGTCTCACGACCATCTCCGCCAGCGGGCTCGGTGAGGACGTGAACCTCCACGTCAAGGATCACGGGGGGATCATCCTCTGGAACGGCTGGAAGTCTCCGTCGTTCGTCAAGAACAGAGAGGAGCTCGGCGACGGGCTCGCGTTCGCCCCCGTCAAGGGCCTGGCATGAGCGAGGAGAAGTTCAAGCGCGTAGACGGAGGGGAGGTCATCCTCTCCTCGAAGGGACGGGCGTGGCATCTCCGCGGCGCGCGCCACATCTGGGCCCACAGGGTCGACGGCAAGTGGATGGTGAAGTACCACGGGGAGGAGCACGACCTCAAGAGCCTCGTCGAGAGGCTCTTCGGCTGCGACCTCCCAGACGACTGGGCCCCCAGCGAGAAGGGCGACCCTCCCGAGCGGAGGCGTCTGCGCAGGGGACCGGTCAGGTGCCTCGAGACGGGGGTCGTCTACCCGTCCCAGTCCGCCGCGGCGGAGGCCCTCTTCCTCTCCCCCAGCATGGTCGGGAAGACCCTGCGAGGGATGTACAAGAACCCCACGTATCACTTCGAGTACGCCAGTGCCGACGACCTCCCCATCGAGGGTGAGGCTGCGACCGAAGCAGCGTGAGGCTCTAGACAAGATGCACGACGGGTGCGTCCTCATGGGCGGGGTGGGCTCCGGCAAGTCCATCACGGCCGTCGCCTACTGGCGGAGGGCGCACCCGGATCGTGCTCTCGTCGTGGTCACCACTCCGGCGAAGCGGGACTCCATGGAGTGGGAGGCGGAGATCGCCAAGATGGGGGCCTATGAGGCCCCGTTCGAGGTGGTCTCCTGGAACAAGATCTCGAACGTGAAGGACAGGACCGGCTGTTTCTTCGTGTTCGATGAGCAGAAGCTGAGGGGATCCGGGAAGTGGGCTCAGAGCTTCCTGAAGATCTCCTCGAAGAACGACTGGATCATGCTCTCGGCGACACCCGGCGACTCGTGGAAGGACTACCTGTCGCTGTTCCTCGCCAACGGCTGGTACGAGAACAAGACGGACTTCTACGAGAAGCACGTGATCTGGGACTGTTGGGCGAAGTACCCCAAGATCAAGCGGTACGTCAACGAGGCCCGATTGCGGAGACTGCGCTCCCGTCTGCTCGTGGAGATGGGGGACGATCGGGCGACCGAGCGCCGCTTCGTGGACCACTGGTGCGACTACGACCGCGAGTTCTACGAGAAGATGACCAAGAAGCGGTGGGACCCCTACGAGGACGCCCCTCAGAGGGACGCAGCGGCCCTTTGCAGGGTCCAGCAGCGCATAGTCAATACCTCCCACGATCGGCGGGAGAAAGCCCGTCAGATCGTCTCTGAGACGCCCAGGATACTGGTTTTCTACTCCTGGGAGTACGAGCGGGACATCCTTCTCGAGATCGGGGAGGAGCTCGGTCGGACAGTCACCGAGCGCAACGGGCACAGACACGATCCCGTGCCCGATTCCGACGAGTACCTCCACATCGTGCACTACTCGTCTTGCGAGGCGTGGAACTGCGTGTCGACGGACACGGTCATGTTCTACTCCCCGTCGTACTCGTGGTGGATGGCCGAACAGGCGTTCGGACGCATCGACCGCATGAACACCGCGTACAGGACGCTGTACTGCCACAGACTCCTCTCGGACTCGACGATCGGCAGGGCCATCATGGACTGCCAGGCGAGGAAGGGGAGATTCAACGAATCGGCCTGGAAGGGCTGAGACCGCGCACAGCGAAAGGAGAACATGATGTGCGACAACGAGATGACGAACGGGGTCTACCTCTGGACCGACTCGGGTCAGTTCGGGGCCTATCTCACCGAGGGCGAGGAGGCGGCCCTCTCCAGGGTGTTCCACTACTTCCCCGTCACGGACGTGCGGTGGACGTCCTTCGTCTACTTCCGGCCCGCGAACTGCGGCGGCAAGGACCGGGAGGAGGAGATCCGGAGGGCCATGGCGGTCAAGAACGACTTCATGAGCGCCATGGAGAAGCTGGGCATCCACGCCGTCGGGTGCCCGTTCGACTGGGACGAGATCCGGGAGTGGGTGCCGCTCGGGAACGTCTGGTCGGTGAGCCGTCGTCACGGCGACAGGGGGTACCCGAGGTTCTGACAAGGTCTATGGCGAAGGAATCCCCTACTTGAAAGGACCCTATCATGAACCACTGGCTCGACAGCAATCGCCGTAGGATCGCTCAGGACAAGCTGGCGATCTTCGGATGGGACGACGAGCTCTTCATCGGTCTCTTCCTCGAGAACTTCCGTCACTCCCGCCACGACTGGCGACGAATCCACCTGCTTCTCATGGCCGGCCTCGCCTCGCTGAGGCTGCGCTGGGAGATGCGTGGGTGGATCTACATCTACCTCAGCGGTCTCATGAGGTATTACCTCTGAGACCTTCGCTCATACCTCGCAAGGGGTATGAGTTTTTCGCATGGGGGATAGTGAGATACCCCTATCAGAAAGGACACTCCCATGTACTCCGTCTCCGCTCCCTGGATCGACTTCGTCACCTCTCTCGCCCGAGACTTCGACGAGGACTCGCTCTGGAGCCTGCTCACGCAGGCCCGGGCGCGGTTCCAGACCCCTATCCGCTTCATCTACTTCACCCTGTTCAACCTCTTGGCGAAGTTCGCGATGAGGAAGGAACCGAAGGTCTGGACCGCAGACCGGCGCCTCGTGTGGCTGACCCCAGTGAAGCCCCTCGCCCTCTCCAACCGGGAGAGGTGGCCCTACGCGATTCTCAGCCTCGAGCTGGCCAAGATGAAGAGGGAAGTCAACAACCTCTGAGACTCAACCCATGCCCACACGTGGCATGGGCTCTTGTTTTTGCCAATCGCGCAACAGAAACCACAATTTTAACAAAGGTGATAGTGAACCACCACCTCTACTTGAAAGGAACCACCATGAACACCACCATCAAGCTGTCCCCCCGCGCCCGCATCCTCATTGTGAGGCTCGACACTCTCGCGACTGCCACCAAGGCAGCCCGAGAGGAGCTCGAGTCCCTCTCAATCTTCAGGATCGGGCGCAAGAAGGAACTGCGTGATATGATCAACGCTTTCACCGAGGAAGGCGCCCGTGCACTCCACGAGCTCAACTCAATGGCACTCAACCCCTACGCCTGAGTCGAGCTCGGTAGCCGCACGGGCTACCTTTTTTCGCCCGGGTCATAGTGAAGGAAACCCCTACTTGAAAGGACACCATCATGGAACACTGGCTCTGCGGCTCCTGCCGTGCCGACCACCGAGACATGATCGTCCGGTACAACCTGACCGACAAGGACCTCCGTCGCGCCCTGCGCGCCATGCTCAAGTACGAGCGCCTCCCCCTGTGGAGGAAGCTCTATTCCGGACCCCTCTACGCCATCTGCAACACGCTGGCGGGGTGGATGCTCGGAAAGAGCCTCCGCATGTCGGAGGACTGCGCGTACGTCGACGTGGCCGAGGGGCGTGACAGTGCGCCCTTCTACGTCCCGTTCCCGGACACCCTGTCGCCCCGGCATCGCAAGATCTGGGCCTACACCTATGTGAATGGGCTCCTCAGGTACAACTGAGACCTTCGCTCATACCTCGCAAGGGGTATGAGTTTTTCGCAAGGGGGATAGCGAGATACCCCTATCAGAAAGGAACTCATCATGCTCACTCTCATTCGCTTCTCCGGCACCGACTACATCGTCGCAATGGCCTGGTACCACACCGAGGACTACCTCCTCTGGCTCGTACGCAAGGGAAGGACCGGCAAGAATGTGCTGGCGAACCTCACCATCGCTTTGGAGGACCGAATGGCCCGAAAGGCGATGTCCGGGGAACCCCACTCGTTCAAGAACGGAATCCTCACCTGGCACAGCCAGTGGGGGGACGTCACCCTCGATCGTAGGTACAAGTACCCGTACGCGATGATGGCATTCTCCCAGACGCTCGTCTTCAAGAGGGTCGCCAAGACCGTCAAGTGACCTCAAGAAGGTCTGTCGCCCTGATTCACAAGGATCAGGGTTTTTTGCGCAGAAGTGACGTATGGGGTTGGTGTTACTCGACGAGGAGTTCGGGACCTGTTCGCTGTCGGCGTAATGTAACAGTTAGGTAACGGTTTGGTAACGAAACGGTAACGGTACGGAAGTGACAGATGGGGCTGGTGTGCGTGGAATGTGATTACGCCGGAATGTCAGTGAGGGTTGGCCCACTTTTGTGGGCCATTGGCCCAGTAAAGTGGGCCAGGACTTTTCGTTGGAATTGCAACGAAATCTCGATGTCGTGGCCCACTTTTGAGCATATACCCTATAAAGTTTTAAAAAAGATAGAGTAGTATATAT